CAAGCTTGTCGGCAACGAATGGCAGTGTGAACACCGTACCGGCAGTTGATGACGGCAGATAGAACGTGCCGATCACTTCAGCCTTGAAGAACGTGTCGTGGTCAAGGTCATCGATGGTGAACCAACGGTCTTCGTCGAACCGAGTGATCTGCGTGAAGTTCGGCAGTTGATCTGCCAAGGACGGTGCATCGAACTGGAGCTGAGTGAACTGCTGAACTGTGTCAACAACCTGAAGCTTCAATTCTGGATACGTGTTCTGCCGTGCGTCACCGTACGTCGCGACCTTGTACGCCCAGTACTCGTCGATCTTCGCGTCCTCGAATCGGTTGTTGTTCAGGTACGCCGAGATCGACATGTTCGTACCCTTAGCTTGAATCAGACCACGCCAGAAGTTGAACTGCGACTTCTCAGAGATGTCAAGAGCATCAAAGTAATCCTTTGTGCTGAACCCAAGCAACGCAAGAGCATGTCGAGTACTAGTCTCAGACTCGAACGCCTTGTTAGTGTCGTAGAACTCGGCGACAGCGTCCGTCGATGCTTGAAGGTTCTTTCGAACGTTCGGTCCCTGAATGAAGTGCCCACCGTACTCTGGGCGAAGTGTGTTCGTGCCTTGCCGACGCCCATTGAACTTGTACGTGACAACTGATGCCCCTGAGAACGGCTGGTACAGGATACCTGCGCCAAGTGATCCCTCGACGTAGTTGTTCATGATGAACAGGTGTTCGTACTCGTCAAGTTGCGCGTGCGCAGAGTACATCGGCGCGGCAGCCGAGATCATCGATTGTTCATTCCCGCGAATCAAGTACAGGTCAGAAGACGGCATCTTCACACCGAGAATGTCGAACACACCTGGGTTTGCGGTGATGTCGAACATCGCGTTGTCAATGAACTGTGACAACAAACCCTGTGGCTGTTTCACCCAGATTGCATCCATGAACGAGTTCAGAATGTGGCCTTGATCTGGCAGAATCCCGTTGTACACGATTGCGATCAGCTTCTCGGCTTCGAGCTGCCAAGTGCGTGAACGCGTTGTCTCGTAGTCATTGTTCGTTGCTGGGTCCTGATTGAACGCCCAGCCCTGTGCCTCAAGGTACTTCGAGTACCCGAAGATGAAGTTCACGACATTCTGCAACCCAGTGATCGTGAACGGCAGGTTCGTCGTCACGGTCCCAGTGATGTCCGAGTAGTTCTTCCAGATCGAAGTCGTAACGGTCTGATCGAGAACGTTGAACGTCTGGTACGGGCCAGCGGTGTCGAGCGTGTAGTACGTGATCCCGGTGTACCGTGGGTTGTACCCTTCGATTCGGAACGTCCAGTCAGATGCATCGGTCTTCGGAGCGTACGCGTTGTTCAGATCGATAGTGCTACCGAAGTTCGTGACGGTGATACGCAGACCTTGAACCCAGAGGTCCTTCGCGATCTCATTCTTCTTGATCATCAGCGAGTACGATGCCGACGTGAGCGTGTCGGAGTCCGTCCACACCTTCAGATCGTCAGTCGTCACGAGACCACCAGCGCGATGCCCCATGTTCACATCCCAGTTCCGGAATGCGTCGATTGCGAATGAATCAGTCGTGTCAACCGAAAGGGTCCGAAGAGCGCTCGTGAACACTTGACCGAAACCAAGGATCTGGTGGGTGCTGATCGGAGTGAACGACCACACCAGGTTTGACCCATCGGCATTCGCCGTGACACGGAACGAGTCACCGATGTGGTACGGCTGACCGTGATCCTCAATCAGGATGTTCGTGAGTGAGAACCCATATGTCGAGATAACGGCTGTGACCTGACCTTCGCGAACGTACCCAATGATCTTCCCAGTGCTCGTCTCACGAACGCTGAAGTTCTGGTATCGTCCACCGCCAATAGCCTCGTAAGCATCGTACACAACGGTGACGTCAATCGGCGTCGAACCGCTGGCGCTTGTGATCGAGAATGCTGAGGCCGTCCGCGGGATCGAACGCACCGTCTCTCCATGCAGCTTGAACCGCTTGTGCCCCGGTGTGTTCAGATCGTATCCATCGTACAGGACCCCATCGATCTGGACCCAGTTGAATCCCCAGCAGAACCCGAGGAAGTACAGCGGATCATGACGGAACAGAGCACGAGCAAGGCAGTACCCGAAGTCGAGTGAGCGCAACCACAGTGTCTCAACCAGCGAGCCTTCACCGTACGCGTACCCAAGTGAGTACTTGTAAGAGCGTGGTGGGGTCAGCGGTTCCGGCACAGTCGTAAGTGCCCATGCCGATTCACCGACAGAAGGGCTCACGTACGGTGGAAGCAAAGCATCGTTCGTGATGTCGACGGAGAGGCGAAGCGTCGGGCGCTGTGATTGAACATAGAACCACAGCTCATCGGTCCACAGACGAACCTGCTTGAACAGCACTGGATCAACGTTCAATGTAGCCACGGTCTGTGACAACGTCCAAATCGTCTTACCACGGTACAAACCTTCAAATGCGGTCACGTACACGTGTTGTGTCATTGGGAACGAAGCCCGTGTCCACGAGCCAGAGCTAACAACCCAGATCCCGTTGTTCGCCGCAGCGGATTCGTTCGAAAGGAGAACAAGATCACCAGCGTTCAGCGAGACACCGTCGATGACTTGAAGTCCAGCGAGTGTTGTAACTCCAGCCACAGTCTTCACAACACGGACGAATCCAAGGTTCGTGAATGTGCCGTTCTGAAGATCATTTGGGTACGCGTACGGCGTGAATGCCTGTTGCTGAGCCACAGTGAGAGTCGCCCACCACGAAGCCAGATCGTTGCACCCAAGGAGCTTGAACGGCTCGAGGTTCGGCCGCTCTGTCAGAATCACGCCAGCGACTGTCGCTTGGTGTGCCTTCAGGACATTGAACCACCGTGCTGGAACTGTTGGCTTGTTCAGTGGCGGGAAGTTCGAGATCGGTGTATTCGAATAGTTCCAAGTGAATGCATCAGACGGAACGTAGTCAGCAGCGAACGGATCAAGACCGTACTTCACAGCGTACGAGTACAACTCACGTTCGAGTTGTTGATTGAACTTCGGGTCAGCGTACAACGGCGTGAAGTCAACGCGCCGGTTGTTCGTGTTCACGTGCGCGTACAGACGTTCTTCAATACGAAGCAGCATCTGATTCAGCGTGTCGGCGATGTTCACGACGCGCCACTGCTGAGAGAATGACGGCTGAAGAATCCAGTGCGCGCCATCCCAAGCGTACAGCTGGCCATCAACGCCTTCATTACGCCGGAACACGGTTGTCCCAATAGCCCGATCAATTGCTAGCGTCTTGTCGGCATCAGACTGAAGGTCGTAGTCAACATCAAAGGCGAGCATCAATGAGTCAGCACCGCTTGGGTACACCCAAAGCTCGCCACGATACGGACGAATCGGCGATGCAGTTGTAATCGACCCGACTGCTGGCGTCTTCGTGCCATCAGATCGCGTCACTTCAAGATCAATCGCGTTGTTAAGAATTGAACGACGGAAGTCGATGTTGTCTTGGTACAAGTTCGACGTATGCCCGTCGTGGTGCTTCATGAAATCGCCGTTCAGCAACCCGTCGAACCCAATGCTTGGGACTGACAACGGGAGTACTCCAAGCTGTGGAAGTGTAGTTGGGAACCCAATAACACCAGAGGTCGTATCGTACAACACCGTGCGAACATCGTGATCGTCGGCTCGCTTAGAAAGGAGCGCATCAACAAGCACGTCAAGGCGAGCATCTTGCTCAACAGTCCCGTCAACATCTACAACGTTCACCGATGTAAAGTACTGCGCGATCGTTTGCTTGAACAGATCTGCCAATGAGTTCAGACCAACTTCGTACTGCGATTGTGCTAGGTCGATCATCGAGATCGGCGTGAGATCACGTTGCATCAGCAGCGAAGCGAGCAATGTCTGTTGCTCGGACCAGTTCTTGATCGTGCCACCGAACGCAAAGTTCTCAGTTGTCTCTGGGATCTGGTTTTGAATGATCGAACGGAAGTGTCCGTACAGCGTGCCCTCAAGAACCTCATCACGAGCCTCATTGTACGGGTTGTACGCAAACGGTCGTGAGATCGTGTACGCACCGATGCCAGTCGTATCACCAGGTTCGCCACCGTACAGATCGTAGATCTTGTCACTTGAATCACGGTACACGTATCGCGGTACCTCGAAGTTCCCGATGCGGAACAAGAATGTGTCATCAGCATCGAATGGCTGCGTACCAGCAGTAACCAAGCAGGAGAACTCGCCGTTCGAGTACAGCGTGCCAACTGTGAGTGTATCGACTGATGAAGGGAGCGCGATAGTCTTCGAGCCTGACACACGGAACTGTGTTGGCGAGATCGCTTGCAACGTCCAGATTTGCTGTTGAGTATGCGTGTTCGGAACGATGTTCGTGAGCGTACCCTTCACTGGACCAACCCACGTGATCGGCGACACAGCTGGGCCTGCACTGATCGTGAACACGAACTGCTCGCCTGGGTAGAACGGGATCGTCCCGAGCGTTACTGTGATCGCGAATTGTTGATCAACGTATTCGAGACCGACTGTGAGATCTGGGAGTGCGCCGGTGATCGAACCAACGACTGAGAATGTTGTCGATGTTGTAGCCGCCGGTGTCGTGAGCGCAGTGAGCGTCCACGTCTGCGGAACCGAGATCGTCGTCGGGATCAATGTAGTGATCTCGCCCTTGTGCTTCCCGACGAATGACTGGTCAACAGCGACTGCTGAGTCGTACCCAGCGTGCCAGATCGTCTTCAGCGATCCAGCCTTCTTGTAGAACAGTAGATCACCATTCGCATCAACCATCCCGTGGTTGAACATGTAGTCGGCTGAGTCAGTGCCTGAAGTCTTTACGCGCTTTTGAAGATCAAGGTCAAGGGCGCCAGTGAGGTCCTCGACGTAGTAAAAGATCGAGGATACAAGACCAGAGTGCGTACCGTCATAGCGGAACAGGTCGAACAACGGGAGTTGATTGAACTCGGACTTCTTCTGCTTGAAGAACACGAACCCAGTTTCTGATGGGACACCGTTCGTGATGTACCCGTTCAGTTGAAGGTCTGATTGGTACTCGATGATCGGGCGAACAGCCTGAACAGCCTTTGAACGAGTTAGACCGAGCGCCGGCAATTCAGAAGCATGAACCCAGTAGTTCCCTTCTTGCCAATCGTTCGTGTTCGACTCGGCAACAAGTGCCGGGTGAAGTGGGTCTGGCCATGAATTCCCTGGACCAGATTCGTACAGACGGTGCTTGTTCACGACGCCATCAGCGATCCAGACGAACACACCAGCGACGATGTTCTCACCGTCGTAGTCAGGAGCGCGCGTCCATGCCTGTGGTCCGACAATGTAAATGCCGTTCTCGATGTTCGAGTTGTTCTTCACGAGGACGCGCTGACCCTCTTGAACGGTGATCCCATCGATCGTCTGGTATTTGTTCAGCGCTTCAACGTTCTTGATCTTGCCTTTGATGCCGGCAGTCAGCGAGACAGGTGTCACGCTGTACGTCCGCGACAAGAAGATCGTGTCGATCAGAAGCGTATCACCAGCGATGTACTCTTCGTACTGTGACAAGTTGCCGCTAGAGTCGTACACTGGATCCCGCTGAATCTTGAACGTCATCAGCGTTACGGTCGTTGAACCGTTCGTAACATCAAATGAGAACGAATCTTCAGGCGTTGTCAGGTTATATGTCCGCGATTGAACACCGGCACCAGTCGTGTAGAATGTGCCAAGCGGTGCATTAGCCGTGACCGTGAAATTGGTAGCGGTGTTGAAATACACCGTGAACGACTGGTCGTTGAACCCAGTGCCAGTCCGAACGATCTGCTCGGTAGTCGCGCACACGACGTTCATCTTCTGAATATCTGACGCTGGCGGCCGAGCGATCACGTAGTACTCTGGCAGGTTCTCGGTGTTCCACGACAGCGATGGTGTGGTCGGAAGCGACTTCGCAATCCAGAAGTAGTTGTAGAAGTTTGCGAACTTGTCGATGTCGATCGGCGGCAGGTAGTTGTTCGCCTGCGTGTACAACCAATTCATTCCGGCCTGATCGACGCCAAGGACCTTCGCCTTCGCGATCAGGTCCTGAACCGTGAACGCGTACTTCTGAGTGCCTTGGTCGAAGTGCAGGACCGGGATCACAGCGTTCAGATCACGCTCGACGTTCATCTGTGGAACACGACCAGTCCGATCCTCTGGAGCGACCGGCTTCCGACCGACGTACCCGTAGAACGGGATGCTCTCGTCGTGCGTCATGAACCTGTTGAACAGGTTGTCGATCAACCCTGTGATCACTTGGTTCCGCAGGTTCTGCGGAACGTACTGTGTAAGGTCGTTGAAAGGGATCGTGTAGTCGAGCTGCTGCGCCATTGTGTAGCCAATCAGGTAGATCAGCTATTTACGAACAGTGGCAGTCCTCGAAAATTGGGTCAGCTTGCCTTGGCGAACACCTTGGCGAGCTGTTCAGGCGAGGCTTGAACCCCGATGTGGAACGTAGCCGGCGAGAACTTGAAGTTCGAGAACACTCGAACTGTAGCACCACTTGAGTGCTCGTACGACGAACCGTAGATGTCGCTTGAGAAGTCACCTTGAGACGAACCCTTCGTGCCCTTCATCGCGGCTTCCTTGAACCCGAGACCCTTCAAGAACGCCTTCGCAAGATGCTCCTTCGTCTTGTCGCTGAGCTTCGCAGTAAGGTCAGCACCACGCGGACCGATCTTCGTGTTCGTCGATGTAGCACGGGCTCCGCAAGCCTGAGCGATCTGCTTCACGAGCATCATCAGGTCTGGCTCCTTTGCCTCGTTCAGATCCTCTTTCACAGCATCGAGGTACGGCACCATCACACCCTTCACGATCTTCTCGTACGCTTGATTGACCTTCTTCTCACCGTACGAGTTCTTCGTGAACGCCACCGGCAGTTCATCCTTATGCTTCGACCGAGCTTCCTTACCGTGCTTCTGCCCACGTTCGAAGTGATCAGCAACACCAGCACCAATCCCAGTGTCATCTGCTCGCCCGCTGAATCCACCGCGGAACCCACGGATGTAAGCGTTCTTCGCCTTCACATCGTCAGCTTGCTTCGGCTTGCTCGCGTTGTGCTGACGTTGGATCTCCGAGTCGATGATCGAATTGATCGACATCTTGCTGTAGTTCGGGGCTTCAAAGAGTTCAGAGACTTTCATTATTTCACCTGTCGAATCACGGTTGGGGTAAGAGCCTCAACGACTTCGATGTCACCGAGCTCGGTTGCTGATTGAAGGATCTCGTCGACGCCTGACTCCACTGTGAACATCGAACCGAACGAGTTCGTCGAGTACACTGGGACCAGAACGACAGAGGCCACATCTGCCGGGAGGCGCTGATGGATCAGGGCGATCAACTCAGTCGCATAGAACGTGTCACCGAAGTCCCAGCCATCGATGTCGAAGAACGTGTTCACAACGTTCAGAATCTCTTCCTTGATTCGTTCGTTCGTGAGCGTTGCGCTCTGTGAACGAACGACCTTGAACTTCGCACGGAGCTGTGGTTCAGCCAGACCGCCGAATAGCAGACGAAGCTTCCCAGAGTGCAACACGAATGTGTCCGAGAGCATCTTGTTCTCGAGCAGGTACCCGTACGTGTTCCGCAGCTCGAGCGGCGTCATTGGTGTCGGTGCCGAAGTTGTTGTGCCGCGCACGTAGCTGATTACGTTGTCGTAGTACCCGCGTGTCATCACGTACGCATCGTGAATGTTCGTGACTGATGGGTCGATGATGTTCGTGAATGGCGAGAAGTGCTGCCACATGAAGTCGAGACCAGTGTTACTCGTGCCAGCCAACGTCGGCATCCGGAGGTTCCGACCGTACGTCAATGAGTTATCGATCGTTGCGCCAGGCGCCCAGGTTGCCGCTTCGCCAGCGGCTGTCGACACAGCCGCCCCGCCACCGACGAGGAAGTACTCGTAGCTATCAACAGCAAAAGTCTCGAACTGAAGCAGTCGATCTGGGATCAGGTCGCCAGACGAGTCCTCTTGAAGCAGGTCAGTTGGAACAATCTCGAGCTGGCTGAAGTCGATAATGCCATCAGAGTTCCGAACAGCACCGACGACGTCGTACGTCTGATTCTTCTTGATGGCTTGAGTCTGCTTAGACGCGACGTTCGACCCAAGGATCTTGATGTTGTCGAACACACGCTTCTTTGTGTTCCCGTCGAGGAGCTGATCAACTTCGTTGTACCAGAACTTTGTAGTCGGTGATTGAACAGTCAGTTTCAGATCACGGTAGTGAACTTCGTACCCGATCACAATGCCACCTACGGTTTGACGGATCTTGCGAACGAAGATCGTCCACGAGTGTTGCTTCAAGTTCGGAGCCGTTGTCTCAGACATCGTGAACGTTTGCGACGGCTGCATGCTTGCGGCATAGTCCGGCATCGACGCCGCATCCATGATCTCCCACCAGCCGTTCAAGTTCACTGGACCAATGCTCCCGTTCGATGCCCCAAGAACTCGACGGACAAGAGCCCCAGATGGAATTGGATCACTGAGCCCAGTCGACGCGTGTGTGTCGAGGATGAACGCATCACCGGCAGCGAGTAGCACAGCACCAGAGGTTGTGGTTTGATTCAGCGTGAACATCGGAACAGCTTCGCTGAACCCAGACGGTTGAATCGAATACAGATCGTTCACGGTCCCAGTTGGGAATGAGCCTCGAAGATTCGACCGAACGGCAATTGTCAGACCATCAGCCTGAACTTCGATTGTGAATACTTCACCAGCAAGCCAGTACCCGTTCGAGATCCAAGTGCCGTTCACCGGCGTGATCGTGCCATTCCCGACCCCGCGCATCAATCGGTTGTAACGAAGGCCGAAGTAGTTCTGTTCGGCGACTGGCTGAATGCCAGAGCCGATGTCACCTGGTGGGTACTTGTTCGCACCATCGATCGTCCGTGGAAGCGTCGAATCATAAATTCTGGAGTCATCTTCTGGGAACTTGCCTGGGTCTGGGATCACACCAAGCAATGTACCAGAAGCATCGAGCACACGGGACAACGGCTCACCGTACCAGTGCCGGTCGATCAGGCCTTGCATCGCCGTCTTCTCTTTCAACGAACCGTCACCGGCACCAAGCACCGAAACAGGATCGCCGATCTTGTCAAAGTACCGATCACCGCGATTGTCCTCAATGAACTTACGGCGCGGGGCCGAGACGACGCCGCGAGTATCTGAGTCATCGGCTGACACGTGAAGCAGAGTATTCACAACACCTGAAGTCTTCAACAGCGGCTCAATCACTTCGTCGATCAGGCTCTTGCCAGACACCGAGGTCGTGAGGGTGTTCAGGCCGATCTGGTACTTCATCACGAGGTCATCGCCAAAGAGCTTCACGTTCTCGTATTGGCCAGACGCATCATTCCAGTCGATGTACTTCGGTTGACCGGCGAACGTCCGATTGATCGTCTTCAGTCGAAGGATCGTCGGGTCCTTCAGCAAGTACGTGTTGCAGTCCTGCCCGTTCACCATTCGGTTCTGAGCGTAGTACGTGCTAGGTGCCGAACGGCGAATGTGTTCAATCGATTCGGTAGCCGAACCGTTTTGAAGCGTGCTCGTCAGACTGAATGACATCGTGCACGTCTCGGCATTCCCAATAGCGCTCGTGTACCCAAAAGGCATCGCCTGATTCACGATTCGGTTCTTCTGAATCACAAGTGATCGGTTCGCCGACTGACGCATCCAGAAACGGAACGTGCCAACTGGCGCGTCGCTGAAGTCGCCGTCACCGAACACTACAGTGATCTGATCGTTCTCCCGCGTATCGACCTCGAACTTCTTTCTGGACGTACGAACATCATTGAACACGAGGTTCTGTTCAGAAACGGTATCGACCTGCTTCCAACGCTCGGCGAGCGTACCGTCCGACGCAAGCTTCTGAACCCAGACGTCTGTGTGATTCACGTTCTCAGGTGCGAAGTCAAGCCGGCGATCTGGGAGAGCCGTGTCGATCTGATAATCGATCCGAGTCAGCGCGCCCTGCTTCGTGAACATCAGGAACCCAGTGTAGTCCGAACCATCACCGATCCCGTCGTTCGAGTAAATCAATGACAGCGATGAAGCCAGATCTGGTTCGCGTTCAAACGGACCATTTGAGTCGATGTCGGCTGGAACAACTTCCATTTGGAACGACTCAGTACCAGTCGCCGCGGTATAACCGAACACACCATTCTTGAATGAGGCTGTATCGTTCTTCAGCGAGTACAAGTCCATGACCACGTCACCGACTTGTACGGTCTTCGACGGCTGTCCGAATCGAGAAGCGAGCACACGGTTCATCACCAACGTGAACTGCTCTTTCCAGTTACTGTTGTTCGCATCGTTCCACGTGATTGTGATCCCAGAAAGGTTCACACCGCGCGAGTCCAGGATACGCTCAGTGGTCGAGATTGTGTTCAACTTCACGAGGCCACGGACCGGGATGTTCCGTGTCGCCTTGTACGAAATCAGCTTCGCCAGACGAAGGATCGATTGCTTCCGTTGAGCAGTCGTGATGAAGTTCTCGTGAGCAACCATGTCAACACGGTACGCGAGCTGCTCGGCGATGTACGCGAACATCTCGAGCATCGCGATGAACTCAGAGCTCTGAATGTAATCGTTGAACTGCTCTGGGTAGTACGTGCGGGTGTAGTCAACGAGGCTCTGCTTGATAGCGTCGAAGTCGTACGAGACGAAGCTAACAGCCGCGAACGCCTGATAGATCTTGTCCCAGGATTCTGCTGTGTACGTGGTGCGAAGTGCCATGTTCTGCCCGTTGATCGTGTCAGATATTTATGCGCCCACGGGGAACTCAAGCTTCATCGTTTCTGTGACGCCAAGCTTCACGAACTCGAGGTCAACTAGAGCGACGATTGCGTTGTTATCTGGTAGGGCGAGCACAGCGATGTCGATCAGGCGCACTCGCGGGTCGAAGTTCATCACTAACGTGAGATCGTCCTTGATGATCTTGATCGACTTCTCGTCCAATGGTTCGAACTGCATCAACGGGATACGAGTGCCGAAGTTCGGTGCCATCACACGTTCGCCTGGGATAGTGTAGATGTGATTCAGCAGATCGCGCTTCACCGTCTCGATGTCAGCAGTGTTGAATGCTCCGCCACGAGTCTCAAGCTGCTTCGCAGTGCTGAACCCGCGGTATGTTGCTCGGTCGTATGTCATGTTAGGCTTTCCAGTTTGTGCCGCGAGTGCCAGTAGTTGCAGGTCGTGTCCACGGCTCAGTTGACGGTGTGATCGACGGCTTCCCAGCGCACGCGGCAGTTGTAGCACCCGGACCGTTCAAGTGGATCTCTGATCCAGTCTGATGAATCCAGCCGCTGGCGAGGATGTTCATTGTATCACCAGAGGTGATGTCGACACCATTGCCAGTGAGTGATAGCTTTTCGCAAGCAGTGAACAGGCCGGCACCAGCCGCAGCGATGTTCACATTCTTCCCAGCGCTCAGGTTGATGTTCCCGATCGCTGAGATGTTGAAGTCACCGCCAGTTGACATGCTGATCGACTCGGCACCGTACACGTGAACGTGCCCGTCCTTGTCCATCTCGAACCACGTCTTCCCACCAGCGGTCGAAACGTAGATCCGTTCATTCGCATCATCGAGGATGACTTGGTGACCTTCGGCAGTCTTCACACGAACGCGAGCGAACTTTGGCTCGTCTTGCATGATGATCGCGTGCCGACCGGGCGTCGTGATGCAGTACGTCTGCGGATCGAGCGTGCCGATGTCCTTCATCCCTTCAGAGACGCCGCGAGTGCCGTACCCTTCGTCTGGTGTCTTCGTGTCTGCTGGTTGCCCGACCTGACGTTCGTATGCGCCGCGAGTCTTCGAGATCGAGTTCGTAAGATCACCTGCGAACTGAGCCTTCAACAGCGAGTTCGCCGGTTCAATGATGTCACCGGAGTCAGAGGTCAGCGTGCCGTCTGGATTGTTCCGCCCAGTCGGCAGCGATCGGTTCCCGAAGTCGTCGAAGAACGATCCGAGGTACACTCGCTGATTGTAGTCACCATACAGAATCGCGACGAGAACCTTCGCGCCGATCTTTGGCAGCGCCCAGAACCCGTAAGCAACCGGACCAACCGATTTCGTACCTGATCCACCAGCTGGGTACCCGTAAGCAGCACCAGCAAGCGGCGACACGTACTGTGCCCAAGGAAGAACCTTTGATGAATCGATCTCGCCGTCGATTGACGGACACCAGATTCGGAGACGACCCATCTCGTGTGGATCAGATGTGTCGAACACGACGCCTTCAACCAGAATAGTTTCGTTCACTTAGTAGCCTTTCCAAGCTCAGCCGGCCCGAACACGTTGTGCGAGTACAGCTCAAGCTCTTGTGTGAACGCACCGTTCTGGAATACGTTCGAGAGCTTGAACACGACGTAGTACACGTCGGACAACACTGACTTCTTGTTCGACCACTCTTCATTGTTCGGTGGACCGTAGATGTTCACCTTCACGAACACAGGACTCTTTGCGTACGTGTCGTTCGAGAACCCAGTGATCGTGAGGCGGTTCGAAGCATCACGCCCAGTGTTAGAGTTCTTGGAAAGGATCTCATTCTCGAGTTCAACTCGACGCTTCCCACTATTAGCAGGTGTCGATGTATGTGTTGCGATCTGGCTGATGTTGAACTTGTGCATGATTGCTGGGTTCCCTCTGATGCTCATCGTTGTAACGACAGGCGATCCAGAGTAGAACATCGAGAGGTTCCGCGTGTAGTTCTGTCGCTTCCGCTTCGCCTCATCTTGCTTCTCAGCACCGAGTCGTGTGAGGTCTGTGAACCCTTTTTCCTGTTCCTTTGAGAGTAACGGAAGGAAGATCGGGTCATTCGGGCGAGCGTTCAGAATCTCTTCGATCTGACGAGCAACCTCTGGATCAGGCGGCACCCCGTCCGATGTGGCGGAAAGCAGATCGGCTGGTCCGATCTTCAGGTTCGAAGCCAACAACATCTGGAACTCCTGAACCTTGAGCTCAAGACTCAGAATGTCCTTGTTCCGTCCAGTGAAGATGTAGTCGTATTCGGCGTAGTCATTTGGAAGGGTGAATTCGTTCCCGTTATCGTCTTTGATTGTGTGATGTGTCTTCTGGCTAATGCTGCCGGCATCGATGTCCTTCTGACTCCGCTTACGCCGGAATGCATTCGGGATCGTATAGTCAATCACATCAACGTGAACGCACACCTCTTCGTCGTTACTTGTGAGACCGACAATCTGCTTGTAGAACGTAACTGATCCGTCTTTGGATGGATCAGTCTGCTTGAAGTTCCCAAGTTCAGCAATCTCTGGAACTGTTTTGAAGATCTCATCAATAGCCGCGGTGATCGACATACCTGGCTTCAGGTTCAAGTTCGTCTCACCGCCTGCCGTTGTGATGTCAATCGGCGCCTTCGGATCAGCTGGGCGGTTCTTTGGTTCATTTGCCGCCGTTACATTCTTGCCAGCCGACTTGAAGTTAGCCCACTTGTCTGGAAGAGTGATCTGGTATTTCACCAGACGACCCTTCGGCTTATCACCGGCTTTAGTTCTACCAATGTCCTTAAGGGTTTTTTGAACGAAGTCATAATGCTTCTTCGATGCTGTGTTCAGCCGTTCTTCAAGACCGCTGATGATCCCGCCAAGCTGATCGTTAGCTCTCGGTACAGCCCCAGTCTCGTTCCCGATCGACAGGAATCGATGGTACTTCTTCACATCGAAGTTCATGTTCGGCATGAACTCCATTGTGTACGCACCCTTCGCGAAGTCCAGATTGATCTCGATCCGATTCAAGTGCATCGGAATAGTTTCAGTGTGCACAGTCTCAGTTGTCCCGTCAGCATTGTGCCCAACGAACATCGTGCGCAGCATGAAGATCATGCCATCGTAACTCGACTCAAGCTTCTTGTCCATGATGAACTGCAAGAACTCGGCGAATGAGATCCCAACTGCGTCAAGCACAACCATCTGAAGATCAGCGGCAAGGTTCGAAGTGCTTGCACCCTTTTGCAACCCGTTCAAGTACACGTCGTACCGAAGTGACTCAACGGAGAACTGACTGAACCGACGAGTATCGATTGCCAAGTACACATCGTCTGTAGATGCCCCGAACTTCACTGGGTCACCGAGCTTCTTCACATCATTCACGGCGCTCAAGAACTCCGGACCCTCAAGGGCAGCGAACAGCCGCGCCTTCTCAGTTGTACGGCACACGAACAACGTGAACTGAGTTGAGTACGACCTGAAGTTGTCAAGGACGTTCTCAATACGTCCAAGAGCGTTCTTTGGGATTTCCATCAGACCACCGGGAGAATTGCGAGCGGGACTTCGCGTGTCGACTGAACTCCGCCGGTCTTGCCGGCCAGAAGTGTCTTCACACGATCGAGTGTTGGGATATACAAAATTCGTCCTTCGACGATCTCGCCGTACGGATCAAGAATGTTGTTGTACTGAGCAACAACCCACCAGTACCGTGGCTCAACCAAGAGAAGCGCGGTGATAAGATCAAGCCGCCCAACGAACTTCTTCTCGACGACGTACGAGATGTCGTCGCTGTTCACTGGGAACACGGCGCGCTCCCAGTGCTCGATTGTGTTCAGACCAACTTCAGTTTCACCACCACTCACGTACCGTGAGTTCTTGATGAGCACACTATTCTTCTCAGCCATAATCAGAATCCTGTAAGGGTGTCTTTGTGACCAGGCTCTGGACCATCCCAGCCCTTTTTGTCTTTGAACATTTGGCTGACACGTCCGAGGAACGGTCGATTCGACTTCTTCGCTTCAGAGATCATATTTGGCAGCGGCGGCAGCTTTGGAAGTGCCGGGAATGCCGAGACCGAAGCTAATGGTCCAACCGATTGAAGTGCTGCTGGCCCAGAGCTCATCTGCTTCTGCGCCTCCTCACCAGTAGGTTGTTGATCAACATCGGCGCTCTGCGGCTTCGACTTATATGCGTTCTCGAAATCACCCACTCGATATGCTTCAAGATCGAACCCATTGAATTCGGCAATACTGAAGCTTTCAACCAACTGAATTGAAATCGAGATCACCGCTGGGAATGGGACGGTGGCGTCACCAACCATTCTTGGATTACCGTAATCGTCTGCATAGGAACTTGAATCAAGCTTTTGGGCTGGGATGTAATCGACGTCACGCGGCCAGCTCCAGTTCAACGATGTAATCACAACCGGTACAGGGCCGATGACGTTCGTTCGTAGCCCGTGGAATCTCAAGACCGGCGGCGGTGCACCAACCTTGTCATTGAGGATAGTGAGAGGTGATTTTGCCATGGCCTCGCCGAAGAACGGCATCGTCCAACCACGCAAGCGGTTCAAGTACATCAAGTTCACTGTTGCTTCTTTGGTTGTTCGGCACACGAGAACTGCATTCACCGACCACTGAACACTGTCCGTGCCCTCGTACTTTTGAAAAGCACCTGGGAATTGTGGTGGTTGAACTGCCTGATACCTAATGCTCCGATTCTCAACGATTTCAGGAAGGATCTGAAACACGACTGAGAACCCTTCGTCGTCCGTCAGCGTGACGAGGTACGTCTTATCCTCTTCATTTGCTTGCTGAGCTGCATTTGCTTGGGCCGCAGAAACCTGACCTAAATTGCTAGCAGCCGCAGCGCCCTTCTGCCCAGCAGTCAAGGCACCAGCTCCTGTCTTTCCGATCTCCTTCGGGCTGCTAAGACCAGCGAATGATGCAGCGCCAACAGCAAGTTTGCCGAACGGGCCAGCACTTGCTGAGAACTTGCCGACCAATGAGTACGCGCCCTCTGTAAGCTTCGATGACACATCACCAAGCTTTAGGTTCTGGATACCCTTGGTCCACGTCGCTGCAACAGCTGATGCAGCATCTTGAGCGCCGCGCGCGGCATCGCTGAACTTTAGCCCAGTAACTCCAGTAACCCCGCCAATGCCAGAACTCACGGAAGCTTCCATACTGCTAAGCAGGCTACGTTCGGAAGATGTCTGTGGCAGAGTCTCGGCGAATGCAGCCGAAAGGTTCGTACCACCATCGACTGCACCCGGCAGCGTTGCCGTCGTCTCGGACGGCTTCAATGAATCTTGAAGCGCTGCCGCGCCAGAGAGGGTCGGGAGAGTCGGCATTTACTTCTTCGCCTTCGCTGGCTTCTTCTCTGGTTCGGGTGCTGGCGTGTCAAGGGCCGCTGCGACCTTCTTGAAGATGATGTCAGCGAGCTGTTGATCAACGCTCAGGATCTTCGCGAACGCCTTCTTGAAGCCGAGCTTCACAGCGAGACGAGCCATCGAACCTGAAATCAGGTGCACTGGAATCTCTTCGCCGTTCTCGGCCATCTGAAGAACTTCTTCTGATGGTGTGCCATCGTCATCTGGGTCCTCACGTTCCTGAAGACCAGGCATGATCACGTGCTTCAGCTTCTGACCTTCTGGTCCAGTGAAGTACTTGTCGAGCATCTCGAGGTACTTCGCGCCACGGTCTGAACCAGCAGCGATCGCGTACGGTTCGTACCCGGCCTTCCGAACGTCTTCGAACGCGGCGAACGCTGAACCTGAGGTGATGAACTTGATCCCGTTCGCCTTCTTCGAGGCGGTCATGAACTTGATCCGGTCCTCCGCCGACAACGGATTCTTGTGAAGGTCCTTCGAGGTTCCGGCGCCAGCGACGACCACAACGATCGGCGTCACGCCCTTGTTCTCCCGAGCGAACTTCTTCATCAGGTCGATCACTTTGTAGTGACCTCCCGTTGGAGGGTTCATCCGACCGACCATCACGACTGCTGGCTTCGATTGTTGTCCGACGGTTTCTTCGAACAGTTCGTGTTCATACATACAGGTAGCTCCGGTGAGTGTCCTGTATTTATGAGTCACCGGAGATCCTGATTTTCGATCGAGGGCGGTCAACAGTGTGTTACAATCATTCTTGAGTCGCCACTAAACTCACTTAGGAATGAGGAACATCATGGCGACAAAGACCGCAAAGCTAACTGAAGACACCAAGGTAACCAAGCCAGCCAAGGTCGAGAAGCCAGTGAAGGCTCCGAAGCCGATCAAGGTCAAGAAGGAACGTTCGACCAGCACGCGCGGACACTACGTCACGAACGCACAGCTGATCGAGGCGATCGCCGCCGACAAGGCAAACGGGTACAAGCTGAGTTCGAAGCTCGCGAAGTACCTCTGGATGATTGCGGAACGGTACTCGTTCTCGCCGTCCTTTGCTGGGTACTCGTTCCGTGAGGACATGGTCTCGATTGCCGTCGTGAACCTTTGCGCGAACTGGCACAAGTTCGATCCGGCGAAGTCCGACAATCCGTTCGCGTTCTACACGACCGCAGCGTACCGTTCGTTCCTTCAGTACCTCGCTGACGAGAAGAAGCATCGCGAGATCCGGGACAACCTTCTGGTCGAGGCTGGTGCGAACCCATCGTTCAGCTTCCAAGAGAAGACGCGCGCCGGCGTAACACACGACGACTCAGCATTCCGCGGTTCGAACTCTGGGGAGTGAACATGGCGGTGTTCAATACTGCTTCGCGCCCGAAGCTTTTGTCGGAGCGACTGCGCGGTCCGATCCGGAAGCTGTGCATGTTCACGGACATCCACTTCGGCGCCCGGAACAACTCGGACCAACACAACCTCGACAACCTCGATTTCGTCGACTGGTTCATCGAACGCGTCAAGGAAGAGAAGCCAAGCCACATCGCGTTCCTCGGCGACTTCTTCGAGAACCGGAACGCGATCAATGTCCGCACTCTGAACAGCGCGACAGAAGCCTGCCGCCGGATCAATGCTCTCGGGTTGCCAGTGATCTGGATCGTGGGGAACCACGATCTGTACCACCGATCGAACCGGAAGATCTTCAGCACGAACATGTTCGACGATCTCGAGAACTTCATCATCGTCTCTGAACCGACTGAGCTCGACAAGGACTGGTTCGCTGCTCCGTTCCTGTTCAAGGATGAGTACCCAACTCTCGCTGCCGACATCAACAGCCACAAGTACGTGATGGGTCACTTTGAGTTCCGGAACTTCGTCGTGGCTGGCAGCACTCGCACTCTTGACCACGGACCGGATGCCGAGATGTTCACTGGGCCACGGTACATCTTCTCTGGTCACTTTCACAAGCGTCAGTTCAACCAGAACATCGTGTACATCGGGAACACGTTCCCAACGAACTACGGCGACGCTGGAGATGACGAGCGTGGGATGGCTGTGTTCGACATCGAGAACGACGAAGTGTTCTTCCACAACTGGGCTGACGCACCGCTGTTCTTCAAGACGAAGCTCAGTCGTGTCCTTGATGGTGAGGGTGAATGGCCGCCAAAGAGCCGTGTGCGTTGCCTGCTCGATGCCGACATCGGGTACAGCGATGTTCAAGGCCTTCGTGAAGAGATGATCAAGACGTTCAGCCTTCGCGAGTTCTCGGTTGAAGAAGACGTTCAAGCTCGGAAGGAGATGCTGTCCGAAGGTCTTGAACTCGAGACCGAACTCGACATGACTTCGCTCGACAACACGGTTCGGCAACTGATCAACGAAGGCGTCTCGCCTTCACCAACGATCGATCCACAAGCGCTGGTTCGGTTGTACGAGGAGCTTGTATGATCTATTCGACACGTCACTCACGTCACCTGCCCGAGCTGGTCGTGTACCCAGTCCAACGTTCAACCGAGCGTTCGATCTGGGATATGACCGGCGACCTGGTCTCGACAGCCGAGAAGCTGAAGGCGATCGGCATCGACCCGAAGTTCATTGCGTTCGACGAAGGCGGGTTCTCGATCGAGAACTTCGAACGCGAGCTCGCTGAACTGCAAGAGGACTACGACGAGCTCCTCGAGGACAACGATGAGTCGTGAAGTCATTCAGTTCGCAGTGTTCGAACGCACACCTCAATTCAGTTCAGCTGAGTACCCGTTGCTGTTCGCGCCGTATCGTTCTGCCCAAGAGGCAGAGGATGCACGCGTGCAGTACGGGTTGACCGGCGAGAACTTCTACGTGGCGCGATGCGCGCCAGATCACAGGTCTCCAGTATGAGCGTACCACTGATCTTCAAGACCCTGACCCTGAAGAACTTCATGTCCTTCGGGAACTCCGAGAGCACGATCGAACTTGATGAACAAGGCACCGTGACGATCACGGGCGAGAACATCGACCAAGGTGGTTCGAATGGCTCGGGGAAGACCACGATCATCAATGCCCTGTGCTACGCCCTGTACAACAAGGCGTTCGATGCGATCACGCTTCAGCGTCTGATCAACACGACGAACTCGTTGAAGAACACCTCGATGGAGGTTCGCCTCACGTTCGAGAAGGACGGTTGCGAGTACGAAGTGTTCCGTGCGCGTGGTGCCGAGTACAAGATCGAGATCCTGAAGGACGGCGAGGACATCACGCCGGGCAAGGGCGCTGTCGAGTGCGATGCCCTGCTCGTGGACATCATCGGGATCAGCTACGAGCTCTTTACGAAGACGATCATCTTCTCTGGGAACTCGCCGGCGTTCTTGCAGCTCCCGCTGTTCCAGCAACGGAACCAGATCGAAGAGCTGTTCAACATCACGATGCTCTCCGAGAAGGCGACGATCCTGAAGGAGAAGATCAAGTCGACCGAACAGGACATCAAGGTTCAAGAGGCGATCTGCAAGCAGCAAGAGGGCGCGCTCGAGCTTCACAAGAAGCATGTCGCTGAAGCGAACACCCGCGTGACGCGCTGGGAGAAGCAACGTACCGACGAGATCACCGAGATCGAAGAGACGCTGCTGATCGTTGGTCAGATCGACTTCGATGCCGAGAAGAAGCTGCACGCCGAACGGGCATCGCTGAAGGAACAGGGCGCGTACCTTGCTGCGAAGCTTGCTCCGAAGCGGAAGGACTTCAAGACCCTCTCGTCGAAGGTCGAAGAGCTGATGCGTGAGCACGATCACCTCGCTGATGCGAAGTGCCCGTACTGCTCGCAAGCGTTCGCGAACGCCGCTGAGAAGCTCTCCGAAGTCGATGCTGGCATCGAGTCCCGCGGTGCTCGCGTCCTTGAACTCGAGGCTGAGATCGCTGAGCTCGATGCGAAGGCGACCGAGTTCAAGACTCGTCTCGGCGAAGTCGAACGTGGCATTCAGTACCAAGAGCTCGATGAACTCCTGGCTGCTCGTGACAACGCACAGGGCCTGCGCAAGAAGGCAGAGGAGCTCAAGGTCGCTTCGAACCCGCACATCGAAGCTCGGGACAAGCTCGTGAGCGAAGCCACGTCGACCGTCGACTACCTGAAGGTCGATGCTCTTCGGAAGCGTCTCGATCACCAGCAGTTCTTGCTGAAGCTCCTCACGGACAAGAACTCGTTCCTCCGTCGTCGGATCATCAACAAGACGATCCCGTTCCTGAACGCTCGTCTGAACCACTTCACTTCGACCCTCGGCCTGCCGCACGTCGTGAAGTTCGATGCCGACATGTCCTGTACTGTGGCCGAGTTCGGTCGTGAGCTCGACTTCGGGAACCTCTCGGCCGGTGAGAAGAAGCGTGTGAACACAGCGATGGCGCTTGCTTTCCGTGATGTTCTGCATCACCTGCACGCGAAGACGAACCTCCTGGTGATCGACGAACTCGACGGCGCCCTGACCAACAAGGCATCGACAGCATCGTCCGGATCCTGAAGGAGAAGAGCCGTGACGAGGATCTGTCAGTGTTCGTGATCTCGCATCACCCGAGTATCGTCGGACGTCTGGACAAGAACGTGACGGTTCGGAAGGAGAACGGGTTCAGTATGTTCTATGACGAGTGAGTAAATAGCAGATCTGCTCGGGGAACCCTATGAAACTGAATGAACTGTTCGGCACCGCTCTGAACGAAGAAGACATCACCGTCACTGCGCCGGAAGACGTGTGGGCGCAGAACGCTGACAGCTCGAAGACGTACATCAACAACACCGTGTACGGCGTGAAGAAGCTCGAGGGTGGCATGAAGTACGAGGTCACAACTACCACCGGCACTGAACGGAAGCCGTTCGCGAACCTCACGAAGCAGGCCCTCGATCAAGCGTTCACACCAGTTCGCCCGAACCAGAACCCTGACGCCGAAGGGTACACTCAGTACCGGAAGGTCGACGAGGTCGAAGCGTTCAAGTACACCGGCGACACCGAGAAGCTGAACGGCGTTCTGATCAGTAAGGGCGACTACCTGATCAAGACACCGAAGGGTGATCAGTTCACGTATGAAGTCAAGAAGGCCAAGGACTTCGAGGCGATGTACACGGAGAAGTGATCTCCTGAGGAACCTAAATACGGGATGGACCTCTTCCCGTACCCACCAGTTCTACCAGTCAAGCTCAAAGGCAAAGACGTCAAGAGTACTCGTGCTTCCCTCCTCGAGAAGCAAGGGTACAAGTGCACGCTCTGTCAACGCGACTGTACCGATGATCAAGCAGTACTCGATCATGACCACAAGGGTGGTCATATCCGTTCTGTGCTTCATCGAGCCTGCAATGCGGCTGAAGGTAAGATCATGAACTCGATGCGTCGATTCGGGATTCAGAACCCGATCGAGTTCCTCGAGAACATGATCAAGTACCAGAAGACAC